CGCACTTATCGCAACTCTTTTCTTTGCGCTTCCTGCTTGGGCCGTTGATGTTCAGATGGGTTATAATGGAGGACTAGTCTTTGAACCCTCAGAAGTTACAATTGCTGCTGGTGATAGCATCCACTTTATCAATAACGTGCTACCTCCTCACAATGTCATTGTTGATGGTCATCCCGAGCTCAGCCATACAGGTTTGGCATTTTCTCCTGGAGAATCCTTTGACGTTTCCTTTGATGTTCCTGGTGAGTATACCTTTTGGTGTGATCCTCATAAAGGGGCTGGAATGATTGGACACGTCACTGTAAACTGATTTAGATTAAACAAAAACTAATGCATCATTTAGGACACATGATTATCTGCTGTATCGTAGGCGTCGGTGCTGGCGCCCTTATTGTTTGGGGTTATAATAAAGTAAAGGGAACTAAGGATCACAATCCCTAGAAATGATTAACTCCGAAACACCACATAAAGTCTCAGAAATGCTGAGAGATACCTGGCCTCAACTTTACAGGCCAGGTAAACCGTTGTATAATGAAGAACCAAGGAGTGAGACCAATGACAGAAAAAAAGAACACAAGCGCTAATATGCTTGGGCAGTTTGCCATTGCCCTTCAAGAACTTGGATGGGATGCTGATGATGAACTGAGGGTTGATATTGGAGGTGTTGCCGCAACGGGAACCGCAACTCATCCAGACGCAAATCCAAAGTGGGCGAAACCTTTTGGAACTATCACTTATCAGAAGGATGCTTTTATTGTAATCAAGAATGTAAGTCGCAATCCTGTAGTTCCTTCTCAACCAAATCCAGGTTTGAAAGCATATCATGCATGAAAACTATTCGGTAATTGATTTAAATACTGGCAAAAGAATTGCTGACTGTGCTACTATAGAAGACGCAAAGATGATGGTATCATTTAGTCCTGCTAATAGAGCATATAGAAAGAATCGATTTATTGTGGATCAAGTTATTGATATAACATCAACAATTGATAAACAACTTCCAGGCCAACAAGGTCTTCCTGCATGTCCACATGATAGTCTTTCTGAATTTGAAGAACTTATTCTTTTACCAGAGGCAGAAGGCGTTCCCTTTATTACTAAATAACTTTCAGGTTTTTGTTTGATATGAAATTCGTAGTTTATTCTAAGGATAATTGTCCTTACTGCTCTAAAGTAATAAAACTTTTAGAGTTTGCAAATCTTCAACATGAAGTTAAGAAACTTGATGTTGATTTTAATCGAGACGACTTTTACGTTAGGTTTGGTAGGAGATCTACCTTTCCAAGAGTTTTACTCGATGAAAAGTTAATTGGAGGATGTACAGAAACTTTGCAGTACCTTTCGGAGAATAAAATTATTTAATGGACACTAATTTTCACGAAGTTTACTTTGATGTAGATCAAGCAATTGACTATGCCTTTGAAAATAAGTTTGTATTGAAGTTTTATGATTATCTAAAAACTCGTCAAGCAACAAGAAAGCAAGTTGAAGAGTTTATTAGTAGTGAAACTTCTGTTGAAATTTCCGATCTGGTAAATGAATTAGAAGAATATCTTGAAGGAGGAACTGACAATAACCACAAAATGCTTCGTGAAGCATATGGACATATTCCAAAACCACAAGCAAGAAAAATTAAAACATATCTTTATAGCATCCTAGAAGATGCTTGGAAATATAGTCATGACAAAAGACCGGGAAGAAGGAAAAAGTCTATCAATAAATAAAGGTGTGGAGCTTATGCTCCGAAAGAGTCAGAAAAAGAAGGAGGACTTAAAAGTTTTTCAAATAGGATTTGAAAAAACAATCTCTTTCTTTTCCAAAGAGCTTTATTTTCAAATCAAATTTAATATCAAAAGAAAATAAATCTTTGGAGTAAAAAAATGGAGTCAATTTATCTGGTAACATTTTCAACAATGTTTACTGTAATGTTCTTTTTGATAGGTGGAATTATTGGTTGGATTGCTAATAGACATTTCTTAGAAACAAGACCTCCATATTTACATCCAGAATTCATGGATGAAAATGGTAATCTTATTCCCGATGAAATAGTAGCAGTTCGCTTTGAAAATGGTTTCGAATATGACGAAGATGAATATGACGACGAATAAAAAAACAAGTTAAGTAATTTTTAATTATGGCTACTACAACAACGAAAAAGAGAACTTCTACCAAGGCAACTAGTAAAAGTTCTCCTCCAGAAAAACTTCAACCAAATGCTTTTTTGTTTGAAATTTTTGATTTGGTTTCTAAGCAAAGAACAAAAGCATCCAAGATTAATATTCTGAGAGAGTATGATGATCCTTCTCTTAGAACTATTTTTATTTGGAACTTTGATGAAAGTGTAATCTCTCTTCTTCCTGAAGGTCATGTTCCTCACTCCAATTTAAAGGATCAAACTTCACTTGGAGGAACTTTCACTGATAAATTAAATAGTAAAATTTCTGGTTCTGATGAAAGAGTAACTTATAATGGTTTATCTGAAAGTGCTTCTGCCGGACACACTTCTTTGAGAAGGGAGTATTCTAAACTTTACAACTTCGTAAAAGGAGGAAACGATAGTCTCAAGTCTATCCGTAGGGAGACTATGTTTATTCAGATTCTCGAAGGACTTCATCCTCTAGAAGCAGAACTTCTTATTCTTGTTAAGGATAAGAAACTTTCAGAAAAATATAAAATCACAAAAGAAATTGTTGCAGAAGCTTATCCCGATATTATTTGGGGAGGTCGTTCGTGACAGCAGTAAAGGAGAAAGTCATGGCAGAAGAAAGTAATAGAAAAAATATTAGTGCTCTGCCTCATGAATATGGATGCGAAATTCTTCTACAAAAAACGACTTTAGAGAAAGCCAAAGATCCTTCTTTTCCAAATGATGCTTACTGTATTTGGTATAAAGTTGAAGGAGAAACTTTTATGGATTTAACTAGATGCCGTAAAAGAGTAGATCTTTTCGATATGTATTATGATACTTATGGTCCAGGAGCAGTTCAAAAGATTGACTTTGGATATGGAAGAGTGAACCCCAAACTTTGGGGAATTAAGCCAACAGAAAAGAAGAAAAAAAGATGAGTGAAGGATTTGGTGAAGAGAGTATAGAAGTCTCCATTAACAAAAATGAAGTAAATAAAATTCTTAAAAAGTATAAGAAGATTAAAAAGTATATGAAGTCTCCTGTTTTTCAGATTAAACAAATGGAAGGAACAGAAACTATTGTCAGAGACCTTTTGAAAGAAATGGATGCTGATAAATAAAACTAAACGAGGAATATAATGCTTTCTTCTCAATATAGACTCCGCATGGAGAGTATTTGTGGTAGAATTGCAAGGCGTGAAGAAGTCCTAATAGAAGATATGATATGGGCTCAGAAACTTGCAAAGTCAAATGGTTCTGCTGAAGCAATGCTTCGCAGAGCAAGACGGGCAGCAAACAATCCAGAGATGCAAGAAGGAAGTCTAGATGACTTTATGAATGCGATGGATCTTGGAGATCCTGATCCATCAAATCATCGCACTGGATTTGCAAGTGCTGATGATATAATCGACTTTTTCTCACAAGACAAACCAGAAGATTGGAGGCAGAGAGATTGAGTGACACATTATATTATAGCGATTCAGTTTATGGATGATGATATAAAAACTTATAATATCATTTCCACTGCTTCTAAATGGTTTGTATTAGAGTCTACATTAGCACACGTACCAGAGTTTAAAAGTTATCTAATTAAGTCTTATCCACTATGAATGAAACGGCAGTAATCTATAGTAACGGTAGTCAAGAGTGTGAGCGCATTGGTATGCTTCTTAAGAATCTTGGTGGAGAGTTTCACGAATATATTGAGGGTGTGGACTTCAGTGAACGTCAGTTTGAAATGGAGTTTGGTAAAGAAGCAACATATCCTCAGGTAGCAATTGGTAGTAAACACATTGGAAGTATTAAAGAAACATTACAATATCTTAAGAACGAAGAACTTATTTAAAACTGTATCATAAAATACAAAAACACTTGACTATATAAGTTAATGGCACTATAATGTGCTTACGTTCAACCAGGAAACTGGTCGCAAGTAGGACGGCGGAACGGGTTCGTTCATCTCTTCGGAGACGCAAACCGCCCGAAGGAACGGGTTTTAATTAACTCATTTCTTTGGAGGTAATCTCATGGCTAAAGTCGTATATCGTGGTGCCGCTTATGACACCAATGACCGTCTGAATAAGATGGTTTGTAAAAAAGAAACCTTTGTAGAAACCTACAGAGGTGTGAAGCATACCGAAACCAAAGAGGTATGCAAATGAAACTGAATGTCCTGCAGATCATTAAAGATCAAAAGCAAAAACAGAATAGACTACATAAAGCACAAATTGCACAACTCGTTGGAGCAAAGAAATGCTAGAGGTAGCAGAAATAACTTTGGCATCAATGGCATTTATGCTATTGATAGTTGCTGAAGTTCACTTACTTAAATGACTAGAGAGGGTTGACACCCTCTCTTTTTTTATGTAAAATAATAAAGGTATAGGATTTCCAATGGACAAAGAGAAACTTAAACTGATTATTAGAAATCTAGAATCTCTGGTAGAATGCCTTAAGTCAGAAGTTTATTCTGATGT